GTCCCATCTGTTGACGCATAGTGGAGTTGCCCGGTCGGCTGCAACCCACCCTCACTGATGACGGTTGAGCATATTTGCTCCACACTTGCAGCGCTTCCCGTACCGTCATTTTCAATTTCAAACCGCAACGGTAGGTTTGGCGTTGACATATAGACGCCAGCAGCGCGATTTGCGTGATGTTGCTCGTGCGCGAGGACAAAGACCTCATCAACAACAATGAAGTATCGGACTGTGCCGACGCCGAGCCACTCAAAGTCTATACCAAGAATTTGAGATTTGGTCGGGTCAAGCGCCACGCCGCTCGGACCTGACCCGTCTAGTTTGTCGTTGCTCCACTCACTCTGCGGCACCCTAGTTGTGACCGCGCTTCCTGTCGTACTAGACCTAACACAGGCATAGATGGTGCCGTTGTCGTATTCCCAGAACAGCCCGTTGTTATCATCAAACATTCCAACCGCCGCCTGCACCCCCGTGCCGAGGACGCCAGCAAGGTTTGCTGTCTGCAATATGAGTTGCGACTTGCCCGGTTCATAGTTAAACCGTTGGAAAGTCTGACGCACACGCTTACCGGCAGTGCTATCAGTGACAGACATCACTGAGGACGCGCGGGCCGAACTATGGACAGAGGATGTCCCAGACCCACTCACCTCTTGATCGTCCCAGAACAGCGGAAGATTGCTAAATAGTTGCTTACTGTTGAACAGTGTTGTTGGTGTTGATGTGCGCTGCCGCCCGAAAGCGTCAGTAGCTAGTTTATTACCAAAGGCGATAGGGAAGGGTGTGTTGGCGCTGACGTTGACGAAGTCGCCGTTGGCCTGCTCATACAGAACACCAGCAGCATAGCGATTGAGATTGAATGGTCCTAGCTGAGGATTGTCAGGCTGACCTTGACCTGCCAGGAAACGATAAGTTGGATTACTCATCAGCCTCACCCTCCTTGACCATAGTCAAATAGGCTGACATGTCCCGATCTTTAATTTTGTTGATGATATCTTGGCCAATCATCCTTGCACCTTCATTGAAAGCGGTGCTTTCAGGATCACCCGGAACATGGCTTCGAAGATTTATATGACATGTGTCAAAGATAAGCGTATACAACCAGCGCCGCCCACGCTCATGTTTTAGGATATAATCCAGGTCTCTCTCACGATCCTCTTGCCAATCTTCGGCTTTCTGGATCTGAGTTAAGTCTGAACTATTACGGACGACGTGGTCGTTCACTTACCTTTACCACCCTTACCTGGTTTCTTTTTTCCGTATCCCATTATTATGCTCCTAGTAGTTGTGTTAAAGCGTTAGGGTTTTGAGTGTCTGTCTCAGACAGAAGTTTAGCAGCCTGTGCTCCTTGAGAAGCCATACCCATTTGCTGTTCGGCTTGAGCTGCTTGTTGCTCAGCAGCAATCATTTGATCAACATCTTTTTTGGATCTCAAGACCGATGGGCTGTTACCAACAATCTCACTATACTGTCGCAAGGCTTCATCTTCATTAATCATCTTTGGAACACGTGGGAAGACGGCTGCCAAGTTACCTGCAAACCCAAGGGTCCGTTCAATCGCACTGGCCGTTGTAGCCTGCTGGGCCTTGGCGAGTAAGGATACATACTCAATCTTCAACTCTTGTCCTTGAAGTGACTCGGGAGGTGGCGGGAGGAGATCACCTTCCAAAGCAAATTCAAAAACATCTTCGAGCATCGGATCCAACAACTCAGTATTGAGCCGTTGCAGCACCGGGCCCAGCAGCATTAGCTTCTCTTCATGACGCTCAACAACCTCTGTCGCAGTAATTTGACGCCGGTCGGAGTTAATCATCATTGCAAAGAGATCAGCATAAAACCCACGTTGAATACGGTTTTGAACCTCTTGTATATCCATCATCATCTCTTGGATACGAGGCTGAACCTGATAAGCAGGTGCAAAGCCTTGACCACCTTGAGAAGGATCCACGTAAGTGTTTGCTCCAGGAAGTACAGAAGTTGGCTTACCCCGAAGCTGTACACTAGCAACCATAGGCGGGTTGACCATCTTATCAATGGCCTGAGCTTTCCGCTTTTGTTGCTGTTGAAGCTGCTTAATATCAGGTAATGTTTCCATTCCTGGAGACTGTCCGTAGATATCACCCGGTCGAACATCCCACCTCGGGCAGTAGATGGGCAGACGATTAAACCCACCTTCAAACAGAAGGTCATTACCTTCTCCACCGTACTCAAAATAAACAGACTTAAAAGGCATACTCATCTGATCCTTACGACTCAGATCACGGTCCGCAATATCTCGAGGTTGTATCATATGGATGATAGGGATCAAGCTATCATAGTCCTGTTGATCCCAAAGGCGCCGTGTTGTACGGCTTACACCGGTCCAATCCATAGAGCCGTCAGGTTGCATTACAAACTTCCTAACAACCTGGGCAACTGTCATTGTAAAATAACGTCCAACGGTATCTACTACACCTTGATCATTTTCAGCAATGACATATTCGCCTGCTGTAAATGGTCTGAAGCGGATAACACTGTTAAAATTCCGCTGTCTGTACATTGGGGCTGTGCCAAATGCACCTAACTCCTCATAGACAGTAAACATGGAATTGTAGAAGTTTGATTTGTGAAGGATGGCCCGAACAGTATGTTCAGCTTTTGCCAACCAGGATTTCTCTTCGTGGCTGTCACCGATATCAGGATCTTCAAGAGCAAAACGAAACCACGGCCTAGAAGGGCTAGTCATTCCTGACATCATACCCGCAGCAAGGGTTCTCAATGCTTGAGTACCTGTACTATCGATGATTTTACCCATCCGCTTACGGCCGCGACTGTTCTGGTTCTCAATGAGATACTTACCACGCCGAGGAATGGTATAATCACTAATCTCTTGCCAGTGAGACCAGAAGCTTGATCTGTCATTTTCAAGGTGCTGGTAACGCCTCAAAGCAGTGCCGCGTCGCCCCTTGTAGGACGACGTGCTCATCAGGTTCTCAGGGGTTACAAAAAGCGCCATGTTATGACTCCACCATGGTAGGATACATCTTAGTGGCAGCAGTCGGTTCGTCCTTGTCTTCCATGTCTAATGACACAAATTCCAGGGTTCCGCTCATCTCACCGTTTTTAGACTTTGAAACTGATGCAACCCGGACTGTACCTGTCACCATCCGCTCGTCTCCTGGTTGAGCGTCTGTAAGGATAGCACGAGCGTCAGCATCACTCAGATAAAGGGTTGGATAAACCTTTCCATCAGGTTCATCCAACATTGTGTTCATTGGCTTTGATCCGAGTTCCGGCATCATTTATCCCCTAGATCAAAGTTGTTTTGCCGACGTTAGACGTCGTAGTAGCAGGCGTAAGAACACCCTGAGCAGACGTAGCTATCGTTCCGGCCTGACCTGCAGCAGCTGCTGATTGTCGACGCTGAGTGGATCGAGCCTCACGAACAGCCGGATCCTGCTTTTTTGGAGGTGTGGGCGGAGGAGGTGGAGGAGGCGGAGGGCTTGGAACCCCTCCACCACCAAACATACCACCACCCGGTAAAGTAAACAGTTTCATGACCTGACTTCCTTTCGGAGATATAGATACAATTGATACGGGGTTAAAGCCCAGGAAGGGATCCCGAGGGCGGACTTGGTATGGCCAACACAGTTATTGACAACCATCATAGCACCTACTGCCTTCCGCCTTGAGACCTCACGGACCACAATCTGTGTGGCCCCTAGATCTTGGTAGTATTCAATCAGTCCTAGCTCTCCCACTCCACCAACAGGCTTGAAAATCAAACCATTTGTAGGAGACCAGTCTATCTGGATGTATGAGTCTTCCTGACAAGCAAGGACTCCTGTGACATGTCGAAACCCGTCTTTGAGAGTCCAGGCAAGAGGATGTTCATCCACCTGACTAAATACGATCAAATCGTTCATTTGGCCTTATACTACGGTTTCAATTTTAGTGAAACAGTTTTGGTAACATGTGTAGTTAAAACTTAAATGGGTCATAATCAGTCTGAGCCATTTGATCTTGATGACTACTAAATCCTAGACGTGATGGAAATACTGGATATGCCCAGGTCAATGCTAATGCATCTGCAAGATCGGGTGACTTCAATCCTCGCTTCTTCATATCATCCTTGCGCTCGAGCTGCAGAAGGTTTGCAGGTGTGAACCCATATTCACGACCTGTTAGATCCATTCTCAAATCATCGTCATCTGGTATGCGAATACCATCCTTCATAACTTCTCGAAGGTTTCCCCACATTTGGGCAGCCATGTTTCCATACCCAGGTTGTGTGGCCTTAGCTCCAAAGTTGATCTCAGTCACGGGCACGTTGAGTTGTCTCAAGCGATCGATAACACCTCCTCCAACACCACCCCCATCTACAAACACCGCATCAGGCATGTGTTTAGACGCGATCTCGGCCACCCTGGATGCAAGTGTCATCGTATCCATACCGGAGTACCTGAAATACCCTAGTGACTCACAGTCGCGTCCTCTACGCGTCCAG